TATCCCGCGTTCTGATCGGTCAAGTTTCGGTTGGCCTCGTCGTACTCGGGGCTGGTCTGCCCTTTGTCCGGCATGACCTCGCCAGTCATCAACCACCACCGATAGCTAGGGTAGAGCTTTCCTAGCTGCTCGATCTCTTCTGCGGTGATCCTGGCTTTGCCCCTCCTGATCGTCTGCCACCTCACGTATTCCTTGCTGTTGACCGCTGCAAGGTCTTTGAGGCTCGTCATCTCAAGCAATTTAAGGGCTCTATCAAGCATTCATCACGTCATTGACAATCGCAATCGTATGGACTGTTGCCATACCATGCCTATATATGGATACTGGCCATATGGATTTATTCCATATGGAATTTCAACACAGACCAACATAGTGCAACAAAGGCCACTGCGATGGAAGGAATCCCCCTGACGCTGAAAGACCTTGTGAGCCCGCCCCCGCTGATGCCGTGGCGGGAGTTCGCAAACTGGATTCGCATGAGTGAAGACCACGACACGGTTCGAGGCTGGATGCGTAACGGCTACCTGCCGCACCTCAAGGTAGGCCGCCACGTCATGGTCAACGTCGCCCTGCTGACCAAGAAGCTTATGGAAGAGGAGTGGGTTGAATGATCCGCCAAGCCTCCGGCCTCCCAGGTGAGGGCATGACCTATGAACCTCTCCCGCTACCTACGCCAGCCGCATCCCGAGAACTGCGACTGCTCTGTCTGCTGGTCCCATCGCGAGACGGCTCAACCCGCGCCCTGCCCGTCCACACCCTGCACCGAGTGCCGCCCCGTACAGGTCCGAAAGGTCAATGGTCGCTGGAGGCTGACGCCTGCCTTCATCTGCGCGAAACACACCCCAAGCGACCGACCGCCCAAGTACTGGCACGTTGTGCACGACACCGGCAAACCCACGCCCTTCGTGCCGCTGCGCGAACCGTTCGAGCTGGTGGGGTGAGCGCATGATGACTGAATGGATCAACGCACTAGAGGCAGCCATCGAGTCGCTGGCGGCCTTCATCCTCCAGTTCGTCTATCTGGTCTACCTGCTGATCGGCTGCATGCTCCTGATCGCCCTGATCTGCGCGCCGTTCCTGTTTGGCTATGTCATCTACATGGACCGCCAGGACGCCAAGGCCAAGCGCCGCGCCTCCAGCAATAGCACCAACGCCACCGCCCCCGAACAGGTCAAGGGCCGCGCCCCCGGCTTGTCCGAACACGCTCCACCGTTCGGCCAAACGGAGGCACGGGCGGAGCGCACCCTTGAGCACCCACCACCCTGACAACGCTAGGGGCAAAGGGCTGGGGAACGCTTCTCTCCCCTGCCCTCTGACCCTCTGGCGAAGAGTGGGATGACAAGGGCAAAGCCCTTGGTGCTGAACCCCAACCCGCTGCACCAGCGGCACGACTGAAACCCTCGGCACGTCGAGAAAACCACTCGGGCAGAAACCGCGATATCTGCCCGCCTGGACCCGCTCGGCCTGCTGAAAGGCAAACCCGCGCACTACCGCGCAACCAAGCGAGGAAACACCACATGGCACGCACCACTATGGAACTGGCATTCATCAGCGCTGAGCGCGTCCAGTTCGACAACGTAAAGCTCGTCAAACTGTTCTTCGGTGACGAACCCGATGGCGAAAAAGACCTCGGCGTTTCGCTCATGTCGATGCAAGTCACTGAGGAAGCCCTCGACGAAGTGTGGGCAGCCTGCCAGGGCTTCGATGTGCTGGAGACCATCCGCGTAACTGCCGAGATCGAACGCGGCTCCAAGAACGCCGGCAAGTTCATCGTCCTGCACGTCGAGTCGGCCAAGCCTGCCCAGGCTGGCAAGCCCGCTCCCCAGCAGAGCGCCCAACAACAGCCCAAGCCGACCGGTGCCCAGCCGGACGCGGCCAAGGCCTGACGGGAGGGCGCCGCCGTGCTGATCGTTGATCGCGTGACGTGTGATTGCTGCGGGCAGCCCATGGGCCAGCTCTACAACCAGCCGTCCCCACAGCCCGACCTGCTGCCCGATCTGACCCAGGCGCCCCACCAGACCCTGTGCCCTGACTGCCTCGACATGGCTGAGGTCGTTCAAGACCCCAGCTTGGCTGAGTAACAGGGGGCGCCATGGATTTCATCGTGTGCGATGGCGTGTGGGAAAGCGCAGGGCAAACCCCGGTTTGCAACGGCACCCTCTCGACCGTCTCGCTCGGTGAGATAAGCCCATCCGGGCTAACTGCTGAGGACCATGCACAGCTTCGCGAACAAGCCCTGGTGCTGTTCGCCATCGTCTTCGGCGCTCTCGTGCTGAAAAAGGCACTCAACCTGTAGGAGACACACCTATGCAACACCTGAAAACCCTGCGCCGTTCCCTCGGTGCTTCCGCCGCTGTTGGCCTGCTGGTCGTGCAGCAAGCGCACGCTGAATTGCCGGCCGGTGTGACCACTGCCCTGACCGATGCACAGACCGACGGTGTGACCGTCGCCGGCATCGTCCTCGGCGTGATCATCGCGATCGCCGCCTTCAAATTCATCCGCCGCGCGCTGTAAGGCCGGCTGCAACCAACCAGCCCGGTAACTCGTTATCGGGCTTTCTCACATCAGGATTCCACCATGTCCCTGGATGCCAACATGCTGACCACGATCATCATCGTCATGGCGTTCTGGGCGTTGTTCTTCGGGCGGGTTTGAGATGCGTCGGACACGCTGTTACATCGCGCTGATGCTGCCGCTGCTGGCGGCTTTCTATTCTGGTATGTCCCTGTCAGCTGATTATTACTGGACCTACTCTGACAATGATGTTGGTGAGATCACTGGTGGTAGTCCTGAGGAGGTTGCGGCAGCTGTTCGTGATAAATACCTAGTTATCAGGCCTAATATTACTCACACAAAGAAGTCTGCTTGTGTCATGGCTATCGCGAATAAGTCTTCGTGCATCTATGTTCGCAAGGGGCCTGGATATACAACTGATGTTGACTTTGGCCCCTGGCGCGTTGGTGATTCCTGCCCTCCTGATCACACGCTTAATACTTCTGATCTTAACAAGCCTATTTGCATTCCGCCTGAACCTGATCCAGAGCCTAATAAATGTGAACCCAAGGCCGGCCAGAACACCACCTGGACCATGCAGCGGCCTGACCTCAACGGCCTGGGCAATATCGAATACGGCTGCGAGGCCGGTTGTCGCATCGCGCTAGGCACCTCCAGTTGCCAGCCCTTGTCCGAAGGCGCCACAACCGGCGTCTGCTATGGCGTCGGCACCTTCACCGGCGCCGAATGCCAAGCCGGCGACAACCCCACCGGTGGCACTCCACCCACTGATCCCGACCCAACCGATCCACCTCCGACCTGTGGTCCTGATCACGTCTGGTCGGGCACCACATGCGTCCCCAAGCCTCCGGAAGAGTGCGACCCCAGCACCGGGGAAATCTGCTCGCCTGATGACGGCGACGGAGACGGCGAGGATGGAGAAGACGGCGATGGTGAGGACGGCGACGGGGATGGAGACGGTGAGGGCGAGGGAGATGGCGACGGTAGTGGAGAAGGTGACGGCGAATGCGATCCTGCCACTGACCCGAACCAATGCAAGGGCGATGGCGGCGAGGGCGAGTGCGACCCGAAAACTGATCCCAACCAGTGCAAGGGCACGGAAGAACCGGAGTGTGATCCGAAGACCGACCCGTTCAAGTGCATCGAACCCAACGTCGAGGGTGAAGCCTGCGACACCGAGCTGAAGTGCGAAGGCGACGTCATCCAGTGCGCCATCCTGCGCAAGCAGAAAGAGCAACTGTGCCAGTGGGTCTACAACGATCAGGTTCGTAGCGACATCGAGTCCGAGCTGTCCGGCGAGGACTACCAGATCAAGGAAGAGTCCATCGCCGTCAGTGGCCTGTTTAACGAAGCCGTGAACAAAGGCCGCTGGCTGCCGCAGTCCTGCCCATCACCACAAAGCTTCTCCGTCATGGGTCGTAGCTACTCGTTTAGCTGGGAGCCCGCCTGCCGTTTCGCCGAAGCCATCGGCCCGCTGATTGTCGCCCTGGCTTCGATCTTCTTTGCCGTCTCCATCGGACGCGGAATCAAGGGGTCTTGATATGCCACTACTACCACTGCTTGCCACCTTCCTCGGCTCCATCGTCTCCGGGCTGGTCTTCCGGGCGTTGGCCTCTCTCGGCTTTGCCTACGTCAGCTATGTCGGCATCGGCCAGTTGGTCGACACCGTGGACGGCTACATCAAGGGCCTGTTCAACGGCATCCCGGCACCGGTCGCCGCCATCCTCGGCATGGCCAAGGTCGATGTGGCGATCAACATCGTCATCGCCGCCATCATCGCCCGCCTGCTGCTGGCCGGCATGGACCGGGTTAGCGGCACCATCACCGGCCTCGCCCTGCTCAACAAGGCGGGTGGCTGATGTTCGTCCTGCGCACCGGTCTGCAGGGCAACGGCAAGACCCTCAACACCATCAAGGAAGTGGACATCAAGGCGGCGAAAGAAGGCCGCCCGGTCTACTACCACAACATCCGCGGCTTCGATCCCAATGCCGAAGCCCTGGAAGCGGTGTGGCAGGAGTTCGACACACCCGAGGAATGGTACAAGCTGCCGCAGAACGCCATGATCGTCATCGACGAAGCGCAAAGCTTCTTCCGTGTGCGCCCTGCGGGATCTGCGGTACCGGCCTACGCCAGTGCCCTGGAAACCATGCGCCACCGGGGCCATGAACTGCACTGCATCACCCAGAACCCCGGCCTGATCGACACCCACTTCCGCAAGCTGTGCAACTCCCATATCCACTACGTACGCGGCCACAAAGGCAAGGTCATCAAGCGCTGGGAGTTCGAGCGCGTGAACATGGAGGTGGAGAAGAAGAACGACTTCACCGATGGCCAAGCCACCCGCATCCTGCTCGACAAGAAGTACTTCGGCGTCTACCAGTCCGTAGCCGAAGGCTCTGAGCACCACATGAAGTTCAAGCCACCTCGGGCGCTGTTCGTGCTGATCGCCTGCGTGATCGGCATCGGCTACTTCGGCTATGGCATCTATGAACGGCGTATTGCCCCGTCCAGGGTCGAAGCCGAGCCGGTCAGCCAGGTGCGCGCAGCAGGAGAACCCATGGGCGACCTGCTGCCCCAGCAGACCGTCCAGGGGCAAGCGCCGGTGCTCACCCCGGAAGAGTACGTAGCGCTGCGAGTACCCCGGATACCGGACGTCCCCAGCTCGGCGCCGATCTACGACGAAATCACCCGGCCCATCACCTACCCGAAGCTGTCCTGCGTGTACTCGTCCGACCCGGACATGGTCGGACGCAACCACAAGCGGCTGGGGATCG